CTAATTCTCCTGGATATGTCTCATCATATAAAGAGCGAGTAGAAGTCCCTTGTATTCGTGATAATTATCGTCACGATGGTGCTTCAAGAAAACACAATACCGATGACAATTCTTGCATCGAAGGTTCGATCTTAGGTGGCATTGCTGGAGGTGGAGCAGGTGCTGCTCTATCTCGTAAAGAAGGACGCCTCTGGGCGATCCCTCTTGGTATTGTCAGTGGAGCACTGGTAGGATGTCAGGTTGATGGGGGTTAAAACGAAATTTGACTTTTGATTCCCTGAAACGGCGGAAAAAATCTCCGCCAAAAAATCAATCAGTAGAGTTTTCTGGAAATTGACTCTCCAATAAAATACGAAATAAGTTACTTTTTAAATGACCTAAGTTAACTTGTTCTTGAGGATCACCACCAGACCATTTATCCAAATGTAAGCAGACGGACTTGTAAATTAATTCAAGTCCGTCTTTTCTTATGTCTAAATTTATGCTGCTATGATTAGTATCCACCGCCGTACCCTGGTGATGGACTTGGTGATGGACTTGGTGAAGGACTTGGTGAAGGGGAAGGACTTGGAGTACTAGTAGTAAGAGTTGTTGAACCACCACTACTAATTGTTGTTGATGTGGCAACTCCAACAGTAGATCCTGTTAATGGACCATCGTTAAATGTGATCTCTCCACCACTTCCATTTAACTGTGATACGATAGCACTAGCAAAACTGACTGATCCAGTATTATTAAGAAATCTGGAAGTAATATTCAATACTGTTTTTTTGTTATTTGCATTATCAAGTTCATTGTGAGGTTCATATGAGACTAAATCTTCAAATTCTTCAATCATGAGATCTACCATATTACCTATTGGAATTAAAATTTGTCGTTTTAATTCATTGTTAAAATATTCATATTCATAATTACTTACTGGATATATTGATTCTTCTGCAGTTTTTACAGTTCCGTCTGGCATTACAGTTCTCCAGTCTTCATTGACTTCCACACCTTCTTTAATTAGTGTTGTTATACCATCATCAAGCATAATTTCGTTAGTTTCCCAATGATGAACACCATCGCTATTATTATACTTTTCATATACAAATTCTTCTAATTGTGATTGACTCTTTGGCCACTCTTCATATACGTCAATAATGTCATTAACTAGAAGAATTGTCCAGTCTAAAAATGGATCGTCAAACAATCTTGAAGCGATCATAGCGGGAGTTTCACCAGTTTCAATAGAATATGACTCAAAAAGAGTTGTGTATTGATTTAGATCTGGTCTTGCTCTAACTTTTCTAAAAATATTTTTAACCAGGCGATATTTAAATGCCTCGTCGTCTCTGACACCCTCTCCAACATATACATTTGGAAAATAAGAAAAATATCCTGCCATTTTAGAATCCGTCTATAATTTGTTGCTGAGTTACAAGTTGAGTTTCTGTAAATCTAATAGTTACATTGACTGCAGGAACTTGTAGGGGTTTATCATTTCCAGTGCCAAGAGAGGCATTTTTTATAGCATTATATTGACCATCTGGAGTGTAATTTACATCAATTCCAGTACAAACTGATGTATGAATTTTATAATGAAGATCTTCACTATCACCTAGTCTTTTGCCATCAGGACTTAGACGAACAAATTTAATATCATATTTATCAGGAACTTCAAAGAAACGAGAAGGTTTTCCCTTTTTGGCATCGCCATATATCGGCATAGCACCTTGTTTCAAATATTTAATAATATTGTTAATTTCTTTAGATTCTCTCTCACTACGGGCGAACATTTTAAATGCAAAATTATGAGTCCTAAACTGCATATTGCTGAATAGTTGTTCGGAGTAAGGATTGAATATCTTTCCCTTAGTTAATGCTTGTAATGCATTAGCATCCGCATTACCTGCTAATCCTAAGGCATTGGCAGCACCCTGAGCAACTTGTGCTAGTGCTCCAGTTGCAAATTCTGGTAATGCCGAACTTGCTGCTGTTTGTAATGCAGTAACAATACCATCAAGATCTGATGAGGACAAACCTTCTGCCATTGCCATTGCAGCAACACCCATATCAACTTTACGATATGTTGGTGAATATGCTGCTTGAATGTTTTGCGGCATAGCAATGTATACTCGCTCTTTATTCTTTTTTACAGAAACCGTATTATTAGGAACATTTAGACCATAGTAATTAGTAGCGTTATCATCATAATTTATTCTCTTTCTTTGAAACATTACATAGTCAACCATCTGAGTAGGATTATCTACTGCCGATTTACCCGTTGAAGGTGCTTGTAGTGGGTAACGATATATTGCCAAGATAACCCCTAAATACTATGTGACCTCTATGTATTTATGAGATATCAAGGTAAGTATCGTGTTTCCTTTCCAAGGAAGTACAAAGGTGATTCAAATAATGTGGTGTATCGCTCCTCCTGGGAGTATAAATTTATGAAGTGGTGTGATATTACTCCTTCCATAGAGGAATGGGGTAGTGAAGAGATTATTATTCCATATACTTCACCAGTTGATGGAAGACGACATAGATATTTTCCAGATTTTTATGTAAAAATCGCAAACAAAAAATATTTGGTCGAAGTAAAACCATTCAAACAAACAAAAGAACCAAAAACTCAAAAACGAAATACTAAAAGATATATTAATGAGGTTGTGACGTATGCTGTTAATCAAGCAAAGTGGAAAGCAGCAACTGAGTTTTGTATAGATAATGGTTGGGAATTTATGTTAATCACAGAGAAAGAACTTAAAATCTAATGGGTATCCCAAATAAACAGAACGCAAGATATAATTCATTTCAGGAGTTTTTGTCTCAGACTAAAGGCAGAGACAACTCTATTAGTTTTAACAACTTATTTTCTGTAAGATTTTCTACACCACCTATGATGCGTCAAGGTAGTGGTAGTGTTGCAAGTCCAAGGATGCAAGTTGAGACCAGCGATTTGGATTGGTTACTAGATTATTATGCAGATACTGTAAATCTTCCAAGTAAACAAATTACTACTGCACAAACTCCTTATGTTGGAGCACCATTCAAGTATGCAACAAATACAGCATACAGTCAGATTAGTGTAAACTTCAGAATGCCCCGCTCTCAATACTCAAGAAACTTTTTTGAGAGATGGACAACCATGATGGCGAGTGATAGTGAGCAATATACAAGATATTATCAGGACTATGTTTGTCCTAGAATGTATATTTACAAGTGGGAGAGAGGTGGTGGAGATTTAGCAGTTACTGATCCTAAGATAATTCGTGCTATAAGAGAGAATGGATCTGCGAATATTTTACTAGCAAGAAAGTATCAATTGACTGCTGCCTGGGAACTTCAAAATTTATATCCATATAATATTGGGTCTGTACAATTAAATAATTCCCAAGCAACTGCAATGACTCTAAATGTAGGTTTTTATTATGAAAGATATCGTTTCTTTACTGCTGATAAGTTTGATGATCCTGGTCTATTGAGGTCATTTACTGCTCGTTCTCGAGAGGATAATAATACAGACAGTGAAACTTCAAGAAATAATTCCTTTGGTCAGTTATTATCTGGGTTCCCACTATCATCTAATAGTAATGCCTAAATACAATTACTGATGTGAATCTCTATGGCATTACCTAAATTAAATGTACCTAGGTACAAACTAAAACTACCATCTGATGGTAGAACAGTAAGTTTTAGACCATTTTTGGTAAAAGAAGAAAAACTTCTTCTCCTGGCTACAGAAACTGGTGAGCAAGATAGCATTGTTACCGCAATCAAAGACATCATCAAAGAATGTACAGATATTACAGATGTGGAAAAACTTGCCACATTTGATATTGAATTTGTTTTCTTACAAATTCGAACAAAGTCTGTTGGTGAAACAGTAGATGTTTCTGTAACTTGTCCTGATGATGAAGAGACAATTGTAACTGTTTCTATTCCTTTAGATGAAATCAAAGTTGTAAAAACTAGAGGACATAAAAAGGACATCAAAATTTCTGATGAAGTTGCTATTACAATGGGATACCCCAGTCTTGAAACATTTGTTTCTATGAATTTTTCTGATGAAGGTGGTGGTATTGATCAAGTTTTTGATATGGCAGCAAGTTGTGTAGAAACAATTTCTGATGCAAATCAAGTTTATGATTGTTCTACTGTTCCTAAAAAAGAACTATTAGAATTTTTTGATCAACTAAGTAGTAAGCAATTTGGTATGATTCAGGAATTTTTTGAAAAAATGCCTAAATTGTCGCATAAAGTGACAGTTACCAATCCAAATACTAAAGTTGATAGTGAGGTTGAACTTGAGGGATTAGCGAGTTTTTTCGCATAGCACTCCTTCACACAAATCTCCGTTCTTATTATGAAGGTAATTTTGCATTAATGCATCATCATAAATGGAATATTGAGCATATTGATAATTTAATGCCTTGGGAAAAGGAGATATATGTCAACATGTTGGTAACATTCCTAAAAGAAGAAGAACGTAGAATGAAGGAGCAGCAAAGATCTAGTGGCTAAATTACAAGTCTATAAATTTGTAAATCCCGAAACACCGACAAAAGGTGATTTGGTATCACATGCTGCAAGAAAACAAACACTAGCATTTAATAGATTGGGTTCTACTGTATCGTCAGTAGGATCTATTGTTTCTGATATACAAAATATTGCAATTGCTCAAGTCAAGAATGATAAGTTAAAGGATAGATTAGAGCGTCGTAAAGAAAGAAGAGAACTTGATGCTGCTGCAGAAGATAGAATAGAACAGAAAAAAGAAGCAAAAGAAAAACCTAAATTTGGTAATGCAGCAAAAAAGGTTGCCAAAACTGGACTTGGTTGGGTAGAGAAGTTCTTAGGTCCTATTGGAGAATTTTTACTTAAGATAGCTACATTTGCTATTACTACAGAAGTACTTAAGTGGGTTGGAGATAAAAATAATACAGTAAAGTTAAAAGAATTTTTAGAGAAAACTCACTTTGTCTTTGAGAAGTTATTTGGTTGGGCGAAGGGATTTACTGAAAATATCTTAAATGGATTTGGTGCTTTAACAGATCCTAATGGATCATTTATATCCAGATTGGGTGGTCTTGGTAAGATAATGCTTGGTCTCATTGGGTTGAAATACCTGATGAATCCATTCAGTTTAATTAGTGATATTTTAGGTTTGGTCGATTTACTTGGAAGGCGAGGGGATCGCCCACCAAGAGTCGATAAATCAAAAAAGGTTACTCAAAAACCAACAGCAAATAAACCAACAGTAAAACCTGCTGCCAAATTATCTCCTTTCCAATTAGAACAAGCACGAAAGACTGCCACTAATAAAACTCTTGGGGAAGCGGGTGAACAGGGTAGTAAGAAAGCTACTGGACAGGTTTTAAAATACGGTGGTAAAAATATATCTAAGGCAACGCATCGTTTCTTCCTGAAAGTTATTGGAAGAGGTGGCGTAAAAGGATTAAAGAAATTAATCGGCGCATTTAAGTTACCACTTATAAGTGGTTTACTGACTGCTGCATTGAACTGGATCATGGGTGAGTCTATCGCCAAATCACTCATGATGGGTATTGGTGATGGTATTGGTACATTCTTAGGTGGTTGGGCAGGTGGCGCTATAGGTGCTCTGGGCGGTCCTGCAGCACCCATTACAATACCTTTAGGTGCATTTGTTGGTGCAATGCTTGGTGGCATTGC